GAGCAGCTGCCGGTGCAGCCGCCGGTGGGGGCCTGAACGGTCATGGGGTCGCCGCCGTTCATGGCCGTGTTGATGATGGCATCAATATGGCTGACCATGGCTTCGCACTCTTTTTTAGCGGTGTTGTAGCGCACCATGCCCTCACTGGACATGATCTGGGTGTACAGGTCGTTCACCTGCTGGTTCAGGTCGGCCACATGGGCGGTATCCGGTTCCGGCTTGGCGCTTTCGTTGTTCAGATCCAGGCGCTTGAGGTTGAACTCGCCGATCAGGCCCTGCAGCTCCTGGTCGTTATCGTTTTCGCGGCGGGCTGCATCCAGTTCCAGGTAACGGGGGTCAGTCTGCATGGCGGCGGCGGCTTTTTTGAAAAGATCAATGCAATCCATTTTGGTTACTCCTTATTATTACGCTGTATTCAGCAAATGTTAGCTACGATATTTTATTGGATCTGGCTTTATTCTGCCAGTTCCCCCACCAGCAGTGCGGCGCGGGAACCGGTCAGGCGCACATTGGCGTACTGGCCGATCAGGCTTTCCTCGGCGGGGAACTCGACGACCAGGTTGTTATCCAGCCGCCCGTTCAGGGTGCCGGGGGTACGGCCAGCAGCCTCCACCAATACTTTCACGGTCTGCCCCGCCATAGCGGCGATCATCGGGAAAGCAATGGAATCCTGCAGTTTCAGCAGGCGGTCCATGCGGGCGGCCTTTTCGGCATGGGTGGCCGGGTCCGGCAGCTTAGCGGCAATGGTGCCGGTGCGCTTGGAATAGATAAAGGTAAACAGCTGCATGTATTTGACCCGCTGGATCAAATCAAGCGTTGCCTGGAAATCCTCTTCCGTCTCGCCGGGGAAGCCGACAATGATGTCACTGGAGAAAGTTACACCGGGGATTTTCTCCTTAGCATAATTGACCAGGTCCATATACTGGGCAACCGTATAGTGGCGGTTCATTTCTTTCAGGATACGGTCACTGCCGGACTGCACCGGCAGATGGATATGCTTGCACAGGTGATCCTGCGCGGCAATGGTATCGATCAGCTTACGGCTGGCATCCTTGGGGTGGCTGGTCATAAAGCGGATCTGGTAATCGCCCGGAACGGTGCACAGCAGGTTGAGCAGATCGGCAAAATCCGTCTTTTCTTCCAGACCTTTGCCATAGCTGTTTACGTTCTGGCCCAGCAGGGTGATTTCTTTATAGCCCTGCTCTACCAGCGTTTTGAACTCTGCCAGAACATCCGCCGGGGTGCGGCTGCGCTCGCGCCCGCGCACATAGGGCACAATGCAGTAGGTGCAGAAATTATCGCACCCATACATGATGGGCAGCCAGGCGCGGAAGCCGGAATCACGCCGGATGGGCAGCTCCTCCACCACGGCGTTGCGCTCGACCGGGGTTTCCAGGTAGCGCTTGCCGCGGTGCAGGCGCTCCACCAGCATGGCGGGCAGGCGGTCAATGCCGTCCACGCCGAACACCAGATCCACATAAGGATAGCTGGCGCGCAGCTTATCCACAATATGCTTTTGCTGCGCCATGCAGCCGCATATCCCGATGATCAGGCGGGGGTTCTTTTCCTTCAGCTTTTTCAGCGCGCCGACATTGCCGAACACGCGCTGTTCCGCATGTTCGCGCACAGCGCAGGTATTGAACAGGATCAAATCTGCCTGCTCGACGGAATCACAGACGCCGAAGCCGATGTCCATCAGCACGCCGCGTATCTTCTCACCATCGTTCACGTTCTGCTGGCATCCGTAACTCCGAGTATATACGAGGGGCGGATGGTCGTAATACTGCATAATGATGTCTTGGTACTTCTCCCGATTTTCCATCTGGCTATAATCAATTCGTTCTACCTTTACGGCCATTTTACCACCTTTTCACGTTTCATCGTTCAGAATTTCAAAGTATATTGTGTTCGAGGTACCACTCGGCTTCCTCGGGGGTCACTGTATAAACATTCGTCGGGCAGGACGGAATATCGCTGTAAACTACCACGAAATAGAAGCCCGAACGGTCTTGATACAACTCCCATGCGAAATGGTTCTGGATGCCCTCTGGGTACTTCCGGCAGGTAAAACTCGCTGCCAGCGAGTCAGCTTTTTCTGTATCGCAAACATAGCCGTTGCACATCTTGCAAATCGGCGGGCCCACGCTGGGGGTTCTCTCCCAGAGCAAGTTCTGTTGCCCGTCGTTTTTCTCGATCTTGACGGTCGCCCCCATGATAGCCATTGATTCGCAAAATTCTTCCGCTGTAAGGCTATTTCTCAGCAATCTGTTACCGAGACGCTGGCGGCTGTAACCCATCTTTTCGGCCAGTTCGTGAAGTGCCGTTCCCGTGTCTTTCATCCTTGCGCGAACCAAGTCGGCACAATTCATTTTATTATATCCGATATTCGTTTCCTTGTCAATTTTAGCGGACACAAAAACACCTCATTTCATGCTCTATTTTTCATGCGTACCGGGAGTACAAGGGCCGTAAAACCCTCGTTCTCAATCTTCATAGGTGAGAGTGAGCTATTCAGTAGTGCCCTGATGCCCTCACCTTTGGTGGCGCTAATCCCATTCAGCAGGAGAATGTCGTCGAACGCAATGTTCATCGGCTCCGGGATGGTGCCTTGGCACAGCACGTCCTCGTGGAATTCAACGCCCGTCAGCCGGGATGTGATGTAGCAGCTTTCGCCGTCGATGTGCAGCACCACCGGCTCGCGGTGCTTCAAGTCCATCAAGTTCTTGACGCGCGTGGCGGCCCCCAGCAGACTGTCGCGGTCAAACACGACATCGTACTTGCCCGCTTTCGGGATGACGCTCTCATAGTTCATGTACTCGCCGCAAATAAGGCTGGTCGTCAGCGTGTAGTCCTCGGTGCTGAAGACCGCTTTCTTGTGGTCGCCGGTAATCTGACACTGGCCGTGCAGGTCGAGAGCGGCCAGGCTCTTCGCCGTCTCGTTGGGCAGGATGAAGTGGAAATCTTCTTCATACGGAAACTCGACCTTTGCCAGCTGGGAGCCGTCGCACCCAACGAGGTTCAGCTTTCCGTTCTCGGCCTTGAAGTAAATCCCCGTCATGGCTGGGCGGTTCGGATTCAAGGACACCGCGTAGCCCACGCGCTTGATGGCGGCGATAAGTTCCTCGGCATCCACGGACACGTTTCGCATCCCCTGCTGCGGCGGTGCAATGCGCATGAAGTTGTCGATAGTTCCCGTCAGCAACGTGGCCTTTGCGCGCTTCTTCCCCGCCCCGGCCACTTTCACGTTGTCGCCGTCTTTCTCGATAGACACCTGCGGGTCATCCAGCCCGCAAATGAGGTCAACGCCGTTCGGCGGTAGGATAAACGGCTCTGCGATGTTGTACGGAATCTTCGCTTGCGCGTAGATGACACCGTTCGACGCGGCCATCGTGTTGCCCTCGAACAACACCCCTTGCGTAATCGACTCTGCTCCTGCGCTCCGCGACTGCGGAACAGCCGCTTTCAGCGCCTTTAGCTTCTGCCCAATCTCTGCTTTCTCAAAAATCATAGCTTACTCCTTTCCTTTACGCGGTGGCTGCCGTTTCCATAAGGTCTTTCATCAGTTCATCAACCAGCAGTTTCCCGGCGTACCGCCCGGTGTGGATGATGTTTCCGTTCACGGTCAATTCCTCAAATTCCTTGTTGCGCTTTTCTTTCGACTCCACGGCCAGCTTGCGCTCTTTCTCGTCCATGCGTTTCTGCACCACCTGTTGCCATTCTTTCAAGAACGGAACGGCCTCTTGCAGATCGGAATACTGCTCGTTGGAGTACGAGCGCTTCTGCCGAATCGTACCGCCGGGTTCGATTTCCAGCGTGTACCACGGGCGGCTTGGCTTGTCCGTGTAGCGCAGGAACACGATGTAGCTTTCCTCTGACGAGATGCGCTCGTAGTAGCGGTTCGTGTTCGCCACGCAATGCCCGAGAAACGTGCTATCTTTCACGATGTCAAACAGATCAGCGGGAACAATGATGCTGTACTTCTCGCCCTTGTACTCATACAGCTTGCGGATGCGCTTCATCACCTTTGCCACGCCAAACTTCTTGTCCAAGTTCACGGCCATTTCCCGGCGACGCTCCGCGCTGGCTATTGCATCCTTTTCTCGGATGACCGCTATCATCTCATTGTGGCGGCGGGCCAGCTGGAGCGGGTATCGGTTCGACTCCACTTTGAGGTCCACGCCAACTTTCTTTGCCATGCGGATGTAGTCTTCCCAGTCATACGCGATTTGCCGCTTGATTTCTCCGTTGACTGCCCCGGCGCGGCGGCTCACTTGCCGAAGATATTTAAGCGTCGGCCGCGTACCGTATTTCTCGCACAGATCCATGAGCGTGTAGTCCGAAACAACCTCGGCCAGTTGCTTCATGTTTTCCGGCGTGATTGCCACGCCCTGCCCTTTCCACTTTTTCGCATTGCAGACCTTGTTAAAGTCCTTTTCGCCGACAGCGTTCAGTTCTGCTCGGTTCAGGCCGAAAACGCCGTAGTACGTCTTGCTGCGGAAGTTGATTTGCTGCTGGATGTCGCCGCGCCGGGTTTCAAGCACCCGCAGCAGCGACTCACCCCACCCCGTCTTGATAAGGGATTCTGCCATCGGCATATGCCGAGTGCGCCGCCACAAAAGCAACTTCGAGGTCAAGCTGTACTTTTCCCTGTTCTTTTTCGAGAACGGGCCGCCGTAGTCCATGTCCATGAAATCGTCCAACTCGTCAACAAGTTTTTCATCAACCCCTATCAAAGCGGTGTACATAGACCCAACAAACAGGCTTTCCGGGGCAAACGTCGTGCGCATGACCGGGTAGTAGTAGTCGCCGTGCCAGTCGTAGTTGTACCCGTAGTGGATATTCGGCCCCAGCAGGTACACCTCGCGCTTGGTAACGTCCAATGTGCAGCGTTTGCTCGTGTAGTCGAACCACACGTTGTAGGCTTTCAGCCAGTAACCGTCCGCATTTTTCTGTCCGAACAAGAACACCCTGCTCGTGTTCTTTTTCTTCGCGCCGTACCGCGTGAGGTGGACGATCAGTTCCTCTCCGCATTTCGGACACTTCACCGTCTCTTTGTGTGCGTACAATTTCGGGCCATAGTCCTTGAAGTCCGCACCGCATGCGTCACAGTGGCATTTCTGCACTTTCACCTTATGGGGGCCGGCTGCATCCACCTCGGTTTCCGTTTCAACGCCCACCCACAAAAGCATGATGTCGCTGTTGGCGCGGCGAATCCGCTGCTCAAAGTCTTTCGGCTCTTCCGGCTCACGAGACATCCAGTATTTCAGACCATGCTCGCGCAGTTCCTCGCGGCGCTCCTTTTTCTTCTCGTTACTCTGCCACTGGCCGTAGCGGATAACGTCCTCGATGCGGGCATAGTTGACGTTGCAGAAGTACGCGCGGATCCTCGTGTCGTCCTCTTTCGATACGGGGATAGAGTGCCGATTCATCTCTTGGCACACACTCTCAATTCTCAACGCAGGCAAGTACGTTTCCTTGTTGCGGCGAACGCCAGTCCAGTAGTCGCCGCAGAACCGCCACACAACGAGTGGATTTTTCTTGCCGTCCCACATTGCCACGGTCATCACTTGCCCGTTGATGTACCGACCGTTCACCATGGCCGTGGCTGCCGTCAGACTAAGCCCTGCTATTTCAGACGGTTTCGGCGGCGGACACAGCTTTCCAGTTCTTCACTCTTTTTCATAAACCTTGCCATCCCTATCTATCGTGTACATCGTGTCCGGCATATACTTCTTGCCGTCAATGTGAATAATCGTGCTGGCGGCCATGCCTTTCATAAACATGTTGATGAACAGAATGTAGTCGCCTAACTTTCCCGCCGCCGAGATGTTCTTGTCCTTGTAGACGTGAATCGGGCCGCTGCTCTTGTGCGTCCAGTTCTCTTCACACTCTGGGTGGCCCAGCAAATAGGCTTGCACAAAGCGCAGGAACCGCATTTCGTTGAGCCGCGCCACCAAGAAAAGTTCTGTACAGCTTATTTTCTTGCCGTCATCGTCGATGTCGCCTTTCGGCTCGACCAGCCAAAACTCGTTCTTTCCATCCCACGGATACCAGTTGAAGCATTCCAGCGGATTCTCCGCGCAATGGAAACCCGTCTGCGCGCAGAACGCTTTTTCTGTCGTGTTCAGCCCCGGATGGTACTTGTACTCGCCGCTGCCGTGCGTCGCCACCAGCCCCGGCTCAAATCCTTTACAGGCCAGCATCACCAAAATCACCCCCACAAAGTCAGCTGCATGGAATCATCCTCAAACGCCTTTTTCTTGCGCGGCGGAATCTTCGGCTTCGGCTTTTCTTCCGCCGCCGCGGGTTTCTTTTCCGCGTCGGACGGCTTCGCGCTCTTGGCGGGCGTGGGCTTTGCGGCGGGCTTCGGCTTCTCGGGCTCCGCCTTGATGTCTGCCGGCTTCTTCATCTCCTCCTCGCTGGGTGCTGCACCCGTGATGCGGACGTTCATCTTGAACTCCACGTCCGCGTTAGGGAAATAGAACTGCACCGCTTTGCGGTACACCTCCAAGTCAGACATAACGTCGCCGCTCTTATCCACGACGGCCGCGCAGCACTCGGAGACAGTGCGCACCGTGTTGGCGAACACCTCAGCAAAGCGGTCATCTTCCTCTATGAATCCCCGCAGTGTCTTTACCACATGAGGGAAAATCATCTTTGCGCGGCCGCTGCCGACAAACGCCTTTTCTTCCTCGTCCAGCTTCTTGCTGGCTGCCGAGACAATGCCCTCCTGCGCCTTGATTTCCTCTGGCTCCGTATTTTCTACCGCCTGCATATCTGGCAGGACAACCAAATTGCTCTCGCTCATTTCTTTTTCTCCTTTTTCTCATAGCATCCGCACACTTCCGGGCGGTTCTGGCACGGATTCCTGCACACCGAGAACATCCTGCAATATGCGCAGCAGTAGCGATCTCCTTGCTTATCGCACATGAAGATTTTGCACATATCAGTCTTGGGCATCGGCTTCTTATGCTTCATCGGGGTACACCTCCCACGCCTTTTGCCAAAACCCTCTCGCGTATGCGCTGTCGCGCCGGACTTTCTTCATAACGGCTTCATAGTCTGCGTAATATTGCAACTTCTTCTCTTTCGCTGCGAGGATTTCATCACAGCACCTATCCAGCATCGACGGCGGGTAGAATATGCGGTCATAGCCGTTCATGTGGCGTACTTCCCGCACCTGCTGATCCAGCAGGATATTGTACCGATAGGACAAATGTTTCTTGCCCTCGTGGTCGCTGATACGCAGGCTGTTCACGATGCCGTAGTCAAATTTCAGATAAATGCTGTTCGTCGAGTACGCATCCAGCCGGTGGATTACCACTTTCCCAATCAGCCGCTTGATGACAGCGGCGGCCACATCATCAGTCGTCATTGCACACCACCTTAATCGCCGCGTTGAGGGCCACCCGCATTGCCGGAGAACTGTTCACGTCACCGTAGGTAAGGCCCAAAGCATCCAGCGTCTCCTCGGCATCCCCCGTGTAGCTGTACTCGTGGTTTGCCAACTCGTAGCGGAACATCTGGAACAGGTAGCCCGTGCCGTCAATATCCGCCGCCATAGCTTCCTTGCGCTCCTTTGTGTGGCGCGTGAACATCTCGTCCAGCTTGTCGGCATCCGTCTTGCGGATGAAGCCGCCGGGCGCAATCCGATAAATCTTGTCGGTGTCCGTTTCCTGCAAGCCAAGTTTCTTCATGCCCTGCGCGAACTGGTCGTTGTTGAATGCCCACATCATCGGGAACTCGTTCACCTCTTTTTGGTGACGTTCTTTCATCTGTACGTAAGTTTCTGCTACTTTCATTTCGTCCTCCTTGACTTTTTGCCGCGGAGGGTCTAACATAATAGTTGACCTCTCTGCTTCGTGACTGCTGTGGAACTGGTCTGTCGGTAGCCTCTCCTGTCCGTGGGGCTGCCGATTTTTTATACCTGTGCGGCCTCGCCGCCGTAGTCGATTTCGTACTCCTCGCTCTGCAAATCGTGCGCCATCGAGCACGGGTCAACCTCGGCCGCGCCGCACCGCTTTTCGATTTCGGAGTAGCTGATTCTGCCGTTCTCGTCTGCTGCCTGCGTTGCAAGCTCCATCATCAGATCCGCGTACCGCATACTCTCCTGCTGCTCTGCGTTCATGCTTCTGCTACCTCACTTCCTGTCCGTACTCCGCTGCGGAACACCGCCAGCGTGCTCCACCCCATGAGGACCCTTTCGCGGTACACCCAATCTGAACCTGTGATGACCGGCGCACCGCCCGGGCGGTCCATCACCCTGTAAAAGATGCCCGGGTGCTGGCGGCTCATTTCCCGGGCCCGCCGCAACGTCTTTTTGATTTCTGCCTTCTTCATTTTCCACGCTCCTTTGCTTTCCGCGCAAACGCTGCTTTTTCAAAAACACTGTGCTTGATGTTCGGTATCTCCGCATACTCTGCGACAACGTCCATGACCTGCTGGCGAGCGTTCACTCCTGGCCGCACCATCGTTGTAGTTTCACGGATAACTTTCTCGCCCGAGGACAACTCAACCTCGTGCAGAACGCTAACTAAGTAGCTTTCTTGGTAGCCGCTGCCGTATGTATAGATTTTGATGCCATCCGGGGTGTACCGATACCCGCCATCTGCTTTCCATTCTTTCGGGAACGGTGGCCACTTGGGGACTTCAATCTCAATGGTCTTGCGCTTTTCGTCGTACTCGCCAGTCTTGCACTCGCGGAAATACTTCTTGTAAAAGCTGTATGACACCTTGACCATCTTTGTCATACTGCCGACCTCTTTTCCTGCTTGAAGAACTGATGCCCGTGCTTCGCCGCCCGCCGCTCTGCGATTCTGACGGCCAAACCGTACAGGCTGTCATTCGGGAAGAAGTCAACTTCCTCGGCTTCTGCGATAGACCGCAGTTCGTGGTAGCTCATGCAGGAGAGTTCGGCCACGTCGTTCCCGCTGTACATATAGCCGTCGCCGCCGTCCACCCATTCCTCGCCGCGGGCCGAGCAAAAGCCGATAAATTCCAGCTTTCCGTTGATGTTGGCCCATGTTCGCATCATTCCCATTTCACACCTTGCCTTTCAAGTAGTCCTTAATCCACTGGTCCGCTTCCTTGCGGTTCTTGCAGAATTTGCCGCTGCCGCAGTAGAAATAATCCTCGCTGCCGTCTACGTTCACCATCGCCTGTACGTTGATGGTCGCTCCTGCTTTCTGTGCCGGATGCCCTGCCGGCAAGTCGGTCATTACGAATTTTGTCATTGTTCACGCCCCCACTTCACTGCGAATTTGTAGGCGGGCATTTTCTCATGCTTGCCGGTCATGTAGTTCGTGTTTCCGTTGACCTCTACCAATCCCTCAACCTCGCAGCCGTTCATTTTGAACAGCCATGCGGTTTTGACAGCGCTGCTCCATGTAGAAGAAAATGTGAAGTGCTCAACGCCAAAATCCCGGAAACATCCGACAAGAGGATAAACGTCAATGTCCCCCAACCACATCGTCGATGTTGATGCAGTCGTTACCGTTATCGCGGGATACCTCGTAGTATCTCCAAACTCTACTTGCGACGTTGCCCATGTCGTCGATACTCTTCTCGATTTTTCTCCACTTACTACGGATACGGCTATCGGTGTTCGGGTCACAATCCTTTGACAATTCATTCCGTAACTCCTGCACCTTTTCGTAGGTTCTTTCGAGAAAGCCTTTCATCGTCTCAACATCGTCGATTTCGTACACTTTCTTGGTGTTGTCGTTCAAGTAGCCGTAGCCATTGTCATCAAGGAGTTTGACGTACTTCTGCACCAGCACATCGTCCCAATCACTACCAAGGTCGAGCAGCTGTTCGATGCACTCACATACTTCCCTCACGATTCTGTCATCGTGGGCCACGGTACCGTCACGCAGGATGCCGTCGAGCTTTTCATCAACCGCGTTCCATTTTTCAGAACCGCACTCAAACAGGCTGCGTTCATCGAGGGCTTCCCGATACTCTTTCATGTAATTACGCATTTTCATTCTCCCTTGCTTTTCCTGCCCGTTTCTGATAAAATAAAGGGCGACGATGATGGCAGGCTCGTCGCCGCCCTTATTGTTCTTCTGGCTTTTCCTCTCTACTTTGGTCGGTGTGGGGAAAAGCCTATTTTTTATTTCTGTACTTTGGATTCCCGCACAATCTGTGCGGCTTCTTCAACGGTCTTTGCGTTTGCTTCAATGAGTTTTGCGATGTTCTCAAGGAACACGTTGTACTGGTCGTTGTTCATGTAATCGTCCATTTCTAACCTCCTGCCCGGTTCTGTGTGGCCGTCATCTCACTGGCCGTCCATCTCTGTAAGTTTCCATCTGGAAATTATTTTGTATTATCATTATACTATTTGACAGCTGGAAAGTCAATAGTTTTTGTGTCCTACCTACGATATTTTTTGCGTTTTTGTGTCACTTAACGGGCTCTGTGTTCTGCACTTCTCTACATGAGGGCTAAATAAACTCTAAGCCCGCGAATAAGGCCCTGTGGCGCGTTTTGTGTGGCAAGTAATGAAAGTATATTGCCAGCTGTCAACTTTTGCGTATGGTGTGTCTATGCCGCAAATAGAAAATGCCGGACGCTCCTTTTGGGGGAACGTCCGGCAAAAAAATATTTTTTAGACCATCTTGGCCTGTTCTTCCAGCAGATTCAGAATCAGCCGAGCCTGCTCGATATAGGACATAAGCAGCGCCCTCGGCTTGTTGCTCTCGGGTGCTTTCTCGGCCACTTCCGTTTCCTGCTTCTGCTCGTAGGACATGGCCGGAACAATCTCGGTCTGAATCCACCTCACAATCTCCGTATTTTTCCTCGGGTAGCGGGTTCTGATGTAGCCGATCAGCAGCCGCGCCGGGGCGAAGATGGTTTTCTTTGCGACGCCGTTGCGGCCGCGCGGCGCATCGAAGCAGACATAGTGCTTTACATCCTCGCGGCGGCAGCTGTCCAGCGAGAATTGCTCCCCGAAGCAGCGGCACACATCACAACAGGCGAGCATGACCTGCCCCTCGACCGTGATAGCCATAATCTGATTTCCGGCCCGGCTGGTAAACACCGCGCACTTGGACACTTTTCGTCCGTCCACATATCTGTCAAGTCTCATTCTATGCAGCTCCTCTCCATGCAGTTCTCCAACTCCGCAAAGCGCAGGTTAAATAAATCTCGCAATGCGCAAATAATAGAATCTGACTCCTGTACGGTCTGCGGCGGCTTTTCGGCGGCCAGTTGCAAAAGCACACCCACATCGCGCAAGGCATCCGCCCTCGCCTTGATAAGAATTTCTCGTTCACTCATTGATTTATCCCTCGCAGTTTGGTATACTGTGGGTACGATGTTGGTACCATCGTACCGCCGTTTTCGGCATTTTTCATCTCCGCCCGCTGGTTTCTCAGGCCAGCGGGTCTTTTTATTTACAAAACATAACGTGTCACCGTCCTTTTTGTATGTTTTGGTATCATTATATAGGACAAAATCGACGTTGTAAAGTGTTTTTTGCCAATTTAACCGAAAATAGAGTGATTTATTTGTGCAATATTACCAATCGGAACATTTTCCCAAAAAGTTGACATTCGGAAAATTTTCAAGTCACCTTATTGCGAGTTTTTTTCTGCAAACAGGATGAAAAAATCTCGCTTTTCAATTTTTTCCTCTTAATGTTAGGTACGGTATGGTGCTGGTATGGTGCTGGTGCTGGTAGTGGCGGATTTTCCGTGGACATTTTATAGTGTGTCCATAGGACATTCCGTGGACAGTTGCAGATTACGCAGGATTTACGCAGATTTCCGGCCTTTCTTCCAGCATCCGCAGTTCGTCCTAGGATGCGTCCGCGGACATCTTTCGGACAGCAAAAGAGCGCCCCGACTACTCGGATTTCTCCGGGCAGTCGGGGCGCTCAATTACTGCTTATTGCCTACGGCTTTCGCAATGCGGGTTGCCAAAGTCTCGACGGTATCATCAGGCCAGACGTTGACACCAAGGCTCTCGGCCATGGCGGTCAATTCCTGCCACGATTTGTTTTTGAGGTGCAGCACCGTGGAATCTTCCTCGGCGGCGGCCTGCGTTTCAATGACGCTGGATTCTTTGGGGTACTCATAGGTCAACGCCTGGGCGCTGTCCCTGATGCCCGCCGTGGTCGGATCGTTCACCACGCCAAGGATTGCCAGCACAGCAAAAACTGCGTTGACAACCGCCAGCAGCTTGTTGCCGAGGTCACCGAGGTCGAGCGTGTAGCCGAACACAGCGGCTACCACCTGTACAAGCAGCAGCACCGCCGGGATGAGGGCCAGCCAAAACGACTTGTTCTTCAAACGGACTTTCCAGTTAATGTTCATGGTCGATTTCTCCTTTCTCGGGATAATGTGCAGGACGCGGGGCATGACCCTCCAAAATTTGGATTCTCGTCTCGTGGTTATGCAGCGTGTTGTCCTGCGCTTCTTCGTGTTCCCACAGGCGTTTGTGGGAATCGTGGTTGCTTTTGGTCACATCGGTGAGCTTGCTATCCAAAGTCTCGAGCTTATCGTTCAGCTTCGTGAGCGTTGTGTTCAGCTTAATCATGGGGGCTGTCACCGTGCCAAGCAAGCCCAGCAGTACGACGATTACGCCTACGACGGCCCATTCATTCATCGGTGACACCCCCTTACGCCGCGACTTTGTACTCGATGCCAGCTTTGTCGCACAGGCGCTTGATGACCTGTGCATCACCGCTGCTGATGCGGCCAACCTCGATGTACTGCACCGTGTTCGCCGCGTCGATAAATTTTGCGCGGTAGTAGCCCGGGTTCACGAGGTCAAGCTGCTTGCACAGTTCGTACAGCGGCATGGCCGTTACCGTGCCGACTGCATCAATGACAATCGTGGACAGGCCACGGCTGTCATTCAACTGATCCTTGATACCGGCGGCCGCCTTTGCGTCATCGTAGGAAATCCAGCCAGTGACGCGCCCGGCCTTGCCGACGTTGCTGGTCGTGTTGGTGATGCGGACGCGGCCGTTCACGACTTCCTTGCCCCACAGGTAGAAAACGCCCGTGCGCACACCGGCAATCGTAAGCGACGTGCTGGCAACGTACAGGTTTGCCCGCTCCAAGTGAAGCGCCGTGCCAGCCCGCAGTTCGACATTCTCCTGCCCAGTGCCGAGCAGACGCTTGTTCACCTCACCGGCCAGCCACGCGAATTTTTCTCCGAGGTAGTTGCCCGGGCAGGCGGTTGCCGTGAAGTAGCTGTGCTTGGTGAGGTTGCCGCGCGCGTCGCCCGTGTAGTTCAGGCCGTTTTTCAGCCCGGGGTTGCGCTGGCAAATGTCCACGCACAGCTTCACGAGGGATTCCAAGGCCGCGTCGCTGACGTGCCAGTTGGTGCTCGCGCCGCCGTCGTTCGCCACCTCGATAGTCACCGCACGGTGGTCGTTGTAGGGGCTGCTGCTGCACCACGATCTGTTGTCCTCGTCGCAGAACGCGCCGATACTGCCGTCTTTTGCGATGGCGTAGTTGGCCGACATCTGCCGAGAGGGCTTTGCCACCAGTGCGCCAAACTGCGGCAAGGACAGTGACCCGGCCATGTGATGCGGTGTGATGCGGGAAATAGGATTCTTACGCGGCTTGTTGCAGTTCGGAGACAACTGCGTGTAAGTCGCAAGAGCAGAAATACTCATTCGTCCTCAACCCCCTTGCCGTCGCTCATTTCAGCTTCACACTCTGCGGACAATTCCACATCGGTCATGTTTTCGTCTTTCATGGGTTTATTCCTCACTTTCCATAAAAAATCGGCGGCATTTCTGCCGCCGTGATTCAGACCTGCATGGTGTCAGGTCGTTCTCCTACTTTCTTGCCCGAATAAAGCATTTCGTCATAATGCAGCTGTGCGTACATTTCACTTGCCCACAGTGCATCAATCTCGTTTTCTTCCAGCACTTGAATCAGTGCATCGACCAAGTCGAGCGCAAGGCCGAGCGTTCTTTTCAAGTGCCGCTCCTTTGCCCGGGCGCTCATGCGTTGGCAAACTTTTCGTCGAAAAGTTCCTGCGTAAGAATGATGCCGTTCACGTCGGTGCCGATACGCTTCTTGGCTTCGGCAATGACGGCGGCGGGGCCGAGTTTCGCAGGAACCTGTTCCAGCGTGCGGCGGCCGTGGACAATCAGAACAACGTAGGTGTATGCCATGATGTACCTCCTTTACAGACTCGCGGTTTCGTACAGGGTGGCGATAGCGTCATAGAGGTCAAGCTGGCCGGATTGCAGGCTGTTGAAGCCCTCGGTCAGTTCCTTGTTGTCCATGATGCCCTCGTCCTGTGTGCCGGGCTGCCACGTCTCGCCGTAGGACCAGTAGGTGTCCTTGTCGGCTTGCACCTCGTCCAGCGAGTGCGAAGTCTCGAAATAGACCTCGTCCGCCGTGTATTCGGTGTAGGCATCGCCCTCCTCAGGAGTGACAGTCTGCTTTTTGATGTTGCGGCGCATCCACACCTTGTTCGGCGCGGTGCCGCTGAAATTCTCGAAGTAAATTTCTTTCGGCTTTTCGGTGAAATGAGTTTCCTGTCTCATGCTGCAATCGGTCCTTTCTGATGATTCACAAGGGTGTAGAACGAAACATTTCTCTTTGCGACGGCAAAAATCGTCTCGACGTTCAACTTCGCTTTGATGTGCGTGGAATCGCTGTTCTTGAAGTAGCCATAGTAGCTGATGACGTTCTGTGCGCGGCGCAGCGTCAGCCGCTTGTTGTGCCGCAGCCACACCGCAGCGCGTAGGTAGTGCCGCCGGGCGCGCAGGAAAATTCTTGCGCGAATCGTCGTACTCTCGTAGCCTATCACATAGCCCATCATGTCCACGGCGTTCGTGGCAAAGCCCAAAATCTTGAACTCGTCATGCAGGGAGATACCGAGCATTTTCTTCGCCCAAGTGGCGGCCTTGCGGAGCGCACTCTGCACATCGGCTGCCCGTAGCCCGGTCACGAATATATCGTCCATGTAGAACAGGATGTGGTACACCAGCTTCACCTCGCGGATTTCTCCACGGCGGCGCTGGGTGCGCCTTAATCCCTGTACATAGCGGAACAGGTAGCTCAACGCATAGTTGCATAGCCATTGCGAAAGCAGCGTACCGATGACAAGGCCGAGGATGACAACCTTGCCGTTCTCGATACGCCAGTAGGTGGACAGCAGCGAATCCACGAGCCATAGGAGCGTGGCATTTTTACGGATGTCACGCCGCAACAGCCGCATGATGACACGGCGGCTCAACGATTGGAAACACTTCTTCACGTCAGCCTTGCCGTAATATCTGCACCGTTTATCCCTGCGAATCCACTTTGCAATTTTGTTTGCACCGGCCACTTGGCCGCGATTTTTGATACTCGCGTACTGGTGCGGCAGGATTTTGGCCTTGAATAACGGCATGAGCGCGTACACCGCCACGGCATCCATGATTTGCTGCATGATGCTTTCGTGGCTGATGTCGCGCTCTTTCAGACTTATCCCGTCAATTCTTTTGAAAAATTTGATAGGTGCAAGCCGTAAATCTCGGCGGCGGATCCGTGCGCATACCTCACGCGCTATATCGTCGCAAATTTCTAAGAGAATATTGTGGTTGTGGTACTCGACCGCCAGCTTGATTTTGCCCAGCGAGTAGCAGGACCACTCCACCATGAACAGCTGGTAGTCCTTTCTGCGCCACTTCGGCGGGCGATTCTTCTCGCCGTGCAAATAGTCAAATATCCACCCGGAAACAATCGCGGGGTTTTCAATATCAACACGCTTGCAATAGGTTCTCAATCGTTCACCCCACGAACAAAAAACTCTGGTGAGAATGAGAGCTTTCGGTTTCGGACAGACGCCCTATTCTACTAACTCAGGCCACGGTCGTAAGCCGTGGGCCGCCCCGTTGCCAAGGCCACCTGCTACACTCCATTTTAGGCGGTGGTCTCCCCCGCCAAGGCGCGGCGCTGCCGCGTCTGCATATTACAGCAGAGGATTACGGCGCAAAGATTAAAACCATATCACCAGATCGCGCCCGCGAGGATGTTCCAGTTCGCATTGCCAAGCCCGTTGTTCAGATTCGCGCAGGCTAAGCCGCAATTCGAGTAGTCGTTGAGGTTACTCCAAGACAGCCACTCATACGACCCGCCGGAGGTCGGCAAATTGACCGCAGACTTGCACCGTAATTCCCTTATTCGATTTTATTTCAGCGTTCTAAAAGGGGCTAACGCCCCTCTGTTCAGGCTGACCGTAAAGGTCAGCCTGCCCATTCACCCCTGTTTGCAGCACTACCAGGCGCGCCCGCGAGGAGGTGCCAGTCCGCATGGCCAAGCCCGATGTGCAGAATCGCGCAGGCTAAGCCGCAATACGAGGAGCCGCCGAGGTTACCCCAAGACAGCCACTCATACGACCCGCCGGAGGGCGGCAAATGGACCGCAGACTTGTAGCCGTTGCCGGAGGATGCGCCGTTGTCGATGACGCTCGGCGTGGTGAACTCAGGATGAGCTTTGCTGATAGCGAGATCGCCGATGTAGTGCCAGTTCCAGTTTGCAGGCTTCGGCACAGTCAGCGGCTTATCGGTATCAATGTAGTTGGCAGACTTGCTCTGCGCAATGTTCTTCGCCAGACGGACGGTCGCAGGGGCAATCGTCATGGTGTTGGCATCAGTGTCCACAGACAGGGTGTCGATGATGTCAGCCACAATGGCATACGCGCCGGGCTGAGACTCCAAGCCCTGAATGATGAACGGCTCCTTGCCGTTGGTGCAGCTGGTCGGAGAGCCATCCACGCCCTGCACATCATCGCAGGAACCAGACCACCATGGCATCGTGGAAATGTAGGTGTCGGTGGTCGTGTCAAACGTGGTGTCGGTGTCGAGGTTGACGGCCTTGTAGACCGTGCCGCTGACGGTGACGCTGACGATGGACTTGATGCGCACGTTCTTCGCCAGCTTGTACATGGACGCGGTGCCACGGTCGGTACTCGTACCGCTGCCCACGTCACCCACGATGACGGACGAGCCGACCAACAGGTTATTTGCCTGTTCTTCGGTCAGCAGGACACGGGTGACGCCGGTCTCGGCAGCAGCGGCCTTGTA